AAGTAAAACAATCAAATAAATTTTACCTAGAACGCGAAAAAGCTTTTAGATATTATGAATTTGGATCTTATTATTTATTAAATAACGATTCTTCTCCAAAAACATTCGATGATTCTGGAATTTATATAGTATCACCGTTTGTTTCTAACAATTTAACTGATTTTTTTGTTTATTCTAATTCTGTTCTTTATTCTAATGAATATAAGGCTCCATCAGTTGCAGATTTACCTCCAAGTTCTGTTTTTGGAAGATTAGATAAAATTCAAAGTTTAGATAAAAATGAACTTCGCTCAGTTTTAACTGACGAAAATATAATAGATGCAGTAGAGCAATCTTCCGACAATCTTACATTTTTATGTCAGTCTCTTAATTTAGCTGCTACCGGAGCCCGTTTGTCTTCTCCGTCAATTCGCATATCGCCCGTATACAATACTACAAACCGTCCAACTCCACAGCGTGGTAGCATCATTTATAACGATCAAACAAATCGTTTTGAAGGATACGATGGAACAGCATGGCGACCATTTGCTTGGGCCAGCGGAATAGGACCACCATACACATGATAATTCCCAGCGGCATGAACGCCGAACAAGTAATACGACAAATCAACAAAGTTGTTAACCGCATTGCTCCAAAATACGTTTTTTATGGCTACGAAGTAGATGATCTAAAACAAGAATCGTTTATAATCTGTATGGAAGCTTTGCCGCGATACGATGCGGCACGACCATTAGAAAATTTTCTATCGGTACATTTATCCAACAGGTTAAAGAATTTTGTACGCGACAACCATTTTGTTAACCCCGAAGATACCGACAAAGTGCGCGTTATGAAGCCAGCACAGCTGGATCACGAACACAGTCTTGTAGACGGCGAACAGCGATTTGCAATTCGCGACGAACAAATCGATTACCGCGATATGCTCAAGATAATCGACCGCAAGCTTCCGGCACAATATCGTCTTGATTATTTAAAAATGCAAAACGACGTTTATGTTTCGCGTCAGCGCAAAGAAGAAATCACCGTTGTTATTTACGAAATTTTATCGGAAAACGGATATGAAAAAGGGCCGAATCAGTAAAGAAGAAGAGGGCGCTATACAGCGCTTGATCGATCAGGGCTATCTTGCCGACCAAATAGCCGCACAGCTTGACCGCGATGCCGAAAGTGTGCGCGAGTTTATCAAGCGTAAGTTTGGCGTAGGAGCAAGCGAACAAGAAGCGGCGGCATTTGAACTTCAAAGCCGTCCATACTGGAGCGAACTCGAACTTCAGTTTACCAAGGGCGAACTCGAACTTTTCAAATACCACTGGAGCCGCATTATATCGCAGTTCAAAGACGACGTTATTCCAACCGAAGAACTGCAAGTTGTGGACTTGATAAAGCTTGAGCTTCTTATGAATCGCTGCTTAAAGCAGAACAAAGATAATATCGAACAAATAAGTGCCTACGAAGCTCTTGTTGCTAGAGAACGAGCGGTTGACTCTGATCAACAAAATCGCGACGAGATTTTCAATCTCGATCGACAGATCGCTTCGCTCAAAGCCAGTCAAGAATCGCTCAACCGCGACTACCGTGAGCTTCAGGCTAAAAAGAGTACCATGTTAAAAGAAATGAAAGCAACGCGCGAACAGCGTGTTAAACGCCTTGAAGACAGCAAGCAAAGCTTTACCACATGGATTGCTCACCTTATGACCAATCCCGATGTTGCAAAACGATACGGACTAGAAATGGAAAAAATGCGGCTGGCTATGTTGAAAGAACGCGACCGTTTATCTGCTTATCACAAGTACGAAGACGGCGCAGTTGACCAGCCTTTACTTACACCCGATACTATAAAGGACTAGTTATGACTTCAGAAAACTTTTGTTATTGGCTGCAAGGATACATTGAGTTAAGCAACTGTAAAAGTTTAACTCCCGAACAAGTTCAGACGATTAGTGATCATTTACAGCTTGTATTTAAAAAGGAAACTCCGCATCCACTTACAGTATCTCTCAATTCAATTTGGGACGAAATGGTTACACCATCTTGCTAAAAGGACTAAATATGAACAACACGAACGTAAAGAAAGCAATTATATTCGGCGTAACCGGACAAGACGGAAGCCATCTTGCGGAATTCCTGCTCGAACGCAACTACGAAGTGGTGGGAGTAGCACGACGCTGTAGCGTAGACACCACCAGTCGATTAACGAAGGTTTTAGCCAATTCGCGATTTCGACTTGCGGGGGGTGATATCACCGATGCTCACAGCGTAATGAATTTGCTGCGTGAGAACGCAGACGTAGATGAAATCTACAACTTGGCGGCTCAATCGCATGTTTCAGTATCATTCAAACAGCCAGCATTGACTTGGGATATTACCGGCAAGGGCTGTTTAAATATACTACAATCTATAGTAGATCTTGGATTAAAATGCCGCTTTTATCAAGCGTCTAGCAGCGAAATGTTTGGCGCATCATACAATACAGACGGACACGCAGAAAAATTTCAAGACGAAGAAACAAAGTTCCTTCCGCAATCGCCCTATGCTATAGCAAAAGCTGCCGCTCATTATATGACGCGACTTTTTAGAGAAGCTTACAAGCTACACGCAAGCGCCGGTATATTGTTTAATCACGAAGGCGAACGTCGCGGCGAAACATTTGTAACGCGCAAAATAACAAAGTGGATTGGCGATTATAATCGCTGGTGCAAATCAATTGGTATAAATATACACAATGAAAATATACGCGATTGCAACATAACCGATTCTTTAATTTATGGCGATCATTCGTTTCCAAAGCTTAGGCTTGGCAACTTAGATGCATTTAGAGACTGGGGATATGCTGGCGATTATGTAGAAGCTATGTGGCTTATGCTGCAACAAGAAACGCCCGATGATTATGTTATTTGTACTGGCGAAACACATACAATACGCGAGTTTTTAGACATAGCGTTTTTAAGATTTGGCGATTGGAGTAAATATGTCGTTATCGATCCAGAATTTTATCGTCCCGCCGAAGTAGATTATCTTCGTGGACGAAATTGGAAAGCTACCAATAAATTGGGATGGAAACCAAAACATTCGTTCAAGGATTTAGTCGAACTAATGGTCGAACATGATATAAATGAAGATATATAGATTAACACTATGCTTACAGTTAGTTATAAGCCGATTAAAAAAATTTGATTTAAAACAATACAATAGCGAGCGCCCAATTATTTTCGTAGAAGCAAAAGATCCAGACGAAGCATGTTATCGAGCGATATACAACTTAACAAGCATAATTTTAAAACAAGACGATTCAAAAGCAACCATAGAGTTGCTTAAAGAAGTAATGTACGATGTGCGAGTTATAAAAATAGGGCTACCACAATGAAAAGAAACTGGGATGATCCGGTTTATCGCGAATGGCGACTAAGAGTTTACAAACGCGATAAGTTTACTTGTCAAATGCCCAATTGCAAATGTAAAACAAATCTTCAAGCTCATCATATACAAAAATGGTCGTCGGCTTCTGCACTGCGATACGAAGTATCAAACGGAATTACGCTTTGTCGCAAATGTCACGCTGAAGTAACTCGCAATGAAAATTATTATCAAGGTTTATTTATGGATATAGTGAGAAACAAAAAATGAAATACCCAGTAGCTCCGTCGTATACTGTAGTTAAAGATACGCGAGAACAAGAAGGGTATTTCTTCAACGAATTTAATACTTGCAAAGGAATGGTCGAGCAAAAGCTTGATACCGGCGATTATAGCATTCTTGGTTTAGAAGACAAAATTTGCATCGAAAGAAAAGGCTGTATCGAAGAATTGGCCGTTAATCTTGGTCAGAAAAAACATGCGTTTCTTGACGAAATCGAACGCATGAAAACATTCGACCATAAGTTTATTATACTTGAATTTAGCCTAGAAGATCTTTTAAAGTTTCCAGACGACACAAGAATTCCAGATAAAAATAAATCTTCAATGAAGATTACTGGTAAGTATATACTCAAATGCTTGATGGAATTTCAAATTTACGACCAAATACAAATAGTATTTTGCGGAAATAAACACAACGCATTTTTATTAGTTAGTAGTTTGCTTAAGCGTCTTAACGAAAAATATACAACCGGGAGACTAAAATGATCAATCACATCGATGTAGTTAGTGATATTCACACATACGGTATTGATATTAAAAATCGCGAAGTATATTTGCATAGCTATGTAGCAAATTCCGAAGAAGATCCGGGTGTTGATTATCGTATGGCAAGCACATTTATAAAAAACTTAAGAATATTAGATGCCGTAAATCAACAACCCATTTTAGTGCATATGCACAGTATCGGCGGAAGCTGGAACGATGGCATGGCTATTTACGACGCGATAGTAACTTCCAAATCATACGTTACAATAGTTGCTTACGGCCAAGCAGAATCAATGAGTAGCATCGTACTGCAAGCCGCAGACAAGCGTATTATGGCCCCTAATTCTTATTTTATGTGCCACTTTGGATCGATTGCTTGTAATGGCAATTATCTTGATATTCACAACGCTATCGTGCAAGAAAAGAAAGCTACCGACACAATGCTCAATATTTATGTACAAGCCGCAATGCGCGGCAAGTATTTCAAAGAAACAATGATTAAACCTTCCGAACAAAAAATACGCAATTTTATCAAAAAGAAAATGAAGAACGGCGATTGGTATCTTAGTGCCGATGAAACTGTTTATTACGGATTTGCAGACGGCGTACTTTCTACGCGAAGATTTAAGGATATCGACTCGATAAAATATGACGAATAATTTAAAACACATAAACGAAGCTTGGTTAAATCTAGACATAACAAGCGATGACGAAATTTTCAATCCATTGTCGATGCTCAATCCAATGGATGATGATTATCACTTGAAATTAACTTGGTTGATGACGCGCCCAGAATATTTTTCTTTTTTGTGCAAACATATATTAAATATCCAAATTCTTCCTTCGCAAGCACTTATGCTTTGCGAAATGTGGAACCGCAAATTTCCAATGCTTATTGCAACGCGCGGTTTTGGTAAATCATTTATATTGTCTTTATATTCAATACTTCGCGCACTTATTCTTCCCAAGCGCAAGATTGTTATTGTTGGCGCTGCATTTAGACAATCTAAAGTTCTTTTTGAATACATGGAAACTATTTGGAACAATAGTCCGCTTCTCAGAGACATATGCGACAGCGAAAGTGGGCCAAGACGCGATGTTGACCGCTGCGTTTTAAGATTAAACGATAGTCGCATTACCGCCCTTCCGCTTGGCGATGGTCAAAAAATTAGAGGTCAACGCGCCAATGATATTATAAGCGACGAGTTTGCTAGTATACCGCGCGATATATTCGAAACAGTTGTTGCGGGCTTTGCTGCTGTTAGTAGCGATCCTATCGAAAATGTAAAGCGTATTGCTTCTGAAAAACGCGCTCGCTCGCTTGGCATTGAAACTGAAAACAAAGATGATCACGTTATCGATAACAAAGACAACCAGATTATTCTATCTGGAACGGCTTATTATGATTTCAATCATTTTGCTACTTATTGGAAAAAGTGGAAATCTATAATAAAAAGTAAGGGTGAAAGAAATAAACTTCGAGAAATATTTAACGGCGATGATCCGCCACCAACATTTGACTGGCGCGAGTATTCTATTATTCGAATACCATATGAGCTTTTACCAGAAGGATTTATGGATGCAGCACAAGTAGCGCGATCAAAAGCCACAGTGCATAACGGTATTTATCAAATGGAATTTGGCGCTTGCTTTACACGCGACTCACAAGGCTTCTTTAAGCGTAGTCTTATTGAATCGTGCGTTTGTTCTGATACCGAGCCAATAAAAGATACGGACGGAAACGAAATAAGATTCGAAGCAAAACTAATGGGCGACTATGAAAAGAAATATATCTTTGGCGTTGACCCTGCTTCGGAAGTAGATAATTTTAGTATTGTGGTTATAGAAGCAAATAAAGACCATCGCCGTATTGTTCATTGTTGGACCACAAACCGTTCTGAACATATGGAAAAAATTAAAAAGGGGTTTGCTACAGAAACAGATTTTTATGCTTATTGCGCTCGTAAGATACGCGATTTAATGCGACTGTTTCCATGTATCCATATTGCAATGGACGCTCAAGGCGGCGGTATTGCAGTTATGGAATCGTTACACGATAAAGACAAGCTTGCTCCCGGAGAAATGCCAATATGGCCCACAATCGACCGCGATAAACCAAAACCAAGCGATAACGAGCGTGGACTTCATATACTGGAAATGTGCCAGTTTGCTAAATATGAATGGCTTTCTGAAGCCAATCACGGATTGCGCAAAGATTTTGAAGACAAAGTTTTACTGTTTCCGGCTTTTGATAGTGTTAGTTTGGGTATCTCAAATGCTGAAGATGCAATCAAGGGAAGAATTTATGACACATTAGAAAATTGCGTTATGGAAATCGAGCAGCTTAAAGATGAACTTTCTATGATTCAAATGTCACAAACTCCAAACGGGCGTGATCGATGGGACACGCCAGAAGTAATTATAGGGGCTGGAAAGAAAAGTAAAATGCGCAAAGACCGCTATAGCGCACTATTAATGGCTAATATGGCCGGAAGAGTATTATCTAAAATACCAGAACAGCGTGAATATGAATTCTATGGTGGTTTTGCTTACATACCAGACAATTCAAAAGAAAAAGAAAAAAATATTGATGATTTCGTTGGACCTAGCTGGTTCACAGAAAATATGAAAGATGTGTATTAATCTGTATCTAAATACATTCCGATTACAATTGAACTATAGGGTAAACAATGTCTAACGATGACAAAAGCTTAATAACTTGGAACGACAATGATGCAACGAGCAAGGCTACAGCTTTTTCTCAATTTGCTGAATCTTTAGATTCTTATGATGGCGTAATGAAAAGCAATGCCACATATTATTATCGCGATTATAAAGATATTGAAACTAATCGCTCGGTTCGCCCGTCGTTTACTCATCAAGATTATTATGCGTTTCGTCCAACTGAACAAGTTCCAACTCAACAAAAGCGCATTATTAAAATGTGCATGGATGCTTACGATAAAGTTGGTATAATCCGCAATGTGATAGACTTGATGGGTGATTTTGGTTGTCAAGGAATAAATATTGTTCACGAAAATAAAAGCGTCGAAGATTTTTACCAACAATGGTTTAAAAAAGTTGAAGGCAAAGAACGATCAGAAAGATTTTTAAATACCTTCTATCGTACTGGCAATGTTATCATATATCGAAGCTCTGCTTCTGTAACGCCAGAAATTGTAAAGTTTATGAAAAGTCTTGCTCAAGATATTGTTCTTGAATTACCAGAAATAGAAAAAAACCTTGTGCCGTGGCGGTATAATTTCTTTAATCCTCTTACTGTTGATATTAAAGACGGCGCATTAAGTATTTTCTTGGGCAGAAAAACATACGAAATGAATGCTGAAACATTTCTTGATAATTTCAAGAATGGCGCTATTCCAGCCAATATACTCGACACCTTGCCACCAGATTTAAAACAAGCTGCTAAAACTGGTAGCAAAAAAATTCCGCTTGATCCAGAACGAGTGCGCGTTTTCTTTTACAAGAAAGATGACTGGAATTTCTGGGCAAATCCAATGATTTACGCAATTCTTGACGATATTGTAATGTTGGAAAAAATGCGCCTTGCTGATCTTTCTGCACTTGATGGCGCTATTTCTAATATACGTCTGTGGACGCTTGGTGATTTGGAACACCAGATTCTTCCAACTAAATCTGCTATTAATAAGCTTCGCAATATTCTTGCTAGTAATGTTGGCGGCGGCACGATGGAACTAGTTTGGGGTCCAGAGTTAAAATATACTGAATCTAATAGTCAGGTATATAAATTCCTTGGATCAGAAAAGTATCAAGCTGTTCTTAATAGTATTTATGCTGGACTTGGCGTACCTCCAACTTTAACGGGTATGGCTGGCAATGGTGGCGGATTTACAAACAACTTTATTTCTTTGAAAACTATGGTTGAGCGACTTCAGTATGGTCGCGATCAACTTGTTAAGTTTTGGGAACACGAAGTTGAAATAGTTCGCAAAGCTATGGGTTTTAGAAAAGCTCCGCATATTGTTTTTGATCAAATGAGCCTTAGCGACGAAGCTAGTGAAAAAGCACTGCTTATTCAACTTGCTGATCGCGATCTTATAAGTCATGAAACTATTCTTGAAAGATTTAAAGAAGTTCCAAATGTAGAGCGTATGCGTTTGCAGCGCGAAAGTAAATATCGCGAAGAAGATAAACTTCCTGAAAAGCTTGGTCCATTTAACACGCCGCAATCTGAAATGGATTTAAAACAAAAAGATATGGAGATGCGAGCCAAGCAGCAGCAAATGAAATCTGCATTACCGCAAGGTGGAAGGCCAGCAAATACTCCCGATAATGGTCCACGCAAGAAGCGTGTAGATACTCCAAAATCATCACCCGGAAAAGCAAATATTTCTGAAATTATATCTTGGGCTTACGATGCATTTGATAAAGTTTCTGATACTATCAACGCTGCATTTCTTGGGTTGTCAAATAAAAAGAATCTACGTCAGTTAACACGCGCTGAAGTTGATCAGCTTGAACAAATAAAATTACATGTTTTCACTAACATCGAACTTTTAGACAATGTTTCTGAAACAAGTATTGCCCAAGCTGTCGCACTCAATAAAAATATGCCAGCTGCTTTTGAAAATATGTTAAAAACACGCAAAATAAATAATAATTCTATGACTATGGAAGAATATAAAAGACTCGCTGTTGCTGCATATATTGAGTACTTAACACAGTAAAATCTTAGTTTTTATTACTTTTTTTAAAAAAAGTGTATTACTTTACTAGGAG